AACCAAGAACCTGCCCCCTGACCTGCAAGCCAAGTATGCGGCTACTGCGTTCACCATCCCTGAACCACAGCAGATGGAAATCCGTGCGGCTACGGTTGAGCAAACCCCCGTACAACAAACAGACTTGCTGGGTAACCCCATTCAGCAAGAAGCACCCGCACCAGCCGCGCCTGACAAGTTTAAAACTGTGCAGACAGCAGCGGAAGCGCAAGCCGCCTTAGATTTACAGAACAGACGCGATGCACGTGCGGGTCAGGCTGACCGCAACGCCGCCAAAGATGCAGGCCAAATTGGTTTGTTCACGCGAGTGGGCACGCCAACTGACGAAGCCGCAGTTGCTGAACCAAAAATTATTGTAAAGAAGCCACCAGTTACCGAACCTACGGTGCGGGTAAAACCCACCCCCGAGACAGTAGCCCCCGTCATTACCGCTGATACGCTTGGTGTATTGGGTATTGGCCCTACGGCTGTGATGCGCAAGCCCGGCCATGCTATCCAAGGTCTGGACATTACCAAACCAGAAGATGCGGCAGATGTAAAGAACATGTTGACAATCTATAAGGAAGGCCGTAGCCCTGCGATTGTCCAGAAGATTGATACGTTCCTTGCACGCCCTGAGTTTCAAGCGTTGCCAGCACCTGCACCAAAAGCGGCACCTGTTGCAAAAGCACCTACCGTTGCGGAAACCCCAGCGGTAACACCTGTGACTCTCAATAAGGGCCAACAAAAACTAAGAGATGTGCTTGATGCAAACGGTCGAATTTTTATTGATAGCCGTGACGAAGGTGGTAAGAAAACATACTACGCTAAAGGCGTTGGTTCTACATCACCAGACTTTCAAGTTGAACTACAGTTAACGCCTGAAGAAAAGAAAACGGCAAGGCTAGCGGAAGCTGATATAGAGCTTGCTAGTACCCAAGAAGAACGTGACGCCGGTAAGAAAGCGCTTGAAGACGCGCTACGCCCTGCTGCTGATCGCGCTACCAAACCTGTCAAAGCTAAAACCACAGGCCAATCCACTGAAAAGAAAGCAGCTAACAAGGCGGCACAACCATCAGCAAAGAAGGCCAAAGCAGCAGAAGCACCAGCCGCACCTGCGCCCGTTAAGGTTGTAAAGAAAACAGAACCTAAAAAGGTTGAACCCAAGAAAGTTGAACCCAAGAAGGTTATAAAGAAATCTGAACCTAAAAAACTTGAAGCACCAAAGGTTGAACCTAAGAAAGAAGAACCAAAGGTTGACAAGGCGCTTGAGAAAGCGCGTGAGACTGTCGATGATCTTGACCTTGATCCTGAAACAACCAAAACCAAAGTTAAATCATTTGCCAAGCGTTTGCACAAAGCAGGCTTGATTGACGACATCAGTTTGAATGCGGTTGAAAGCATATCCAAAGACAAGGATATGGGCTACGAAGACCTGCTGGATGAGATCAGGTTTGCACTTGAGGCTTACGAGAGTAACCAAAAGAAAGCACCTGAAGCTAAGCCTGAACCCAAGAAGGTTACAGACGAAAGCAATGTGATTGAGGGTGAGACACGGGTAATCCCTGATAACCAGCAGAAGCTGTTGGAAGGCCCTGTCGGTCGCTTGCAAGATGACCAAGTTGAAGAACTTGAAGAATTCTATGGTGTTGACAAGAGCAACCCTGAGTTTTGGAAGCGCCTGCAAGAAGACGTTATTACGTTTGCTGAGAAGGGCGCTAAAGCCGTCAAGCAAGCCATCCGTGAAATCGTTAGGCAGGTTCACGCCGGTGTGTTGGCTGTGGGTATCATCTTTAACCCCAACGGTATCACACCACCTGAAGCTTTCATTTTGCACAACCCTGTTGAAGTAACCACGACACAGGAAGTCAAAGCAGAAGTGCCTAAGTCAGTTGCATCTAAGATGTCTGATGGCGCTAAAGAAGCGTACGAAATTCTTGTCCCTGCAATGAAGGGTAAGAATGGTGACAAACTCATGGTGTTTGTCGATAAACCTAGTGCACGTATTTTTATTTTTGACGCAGATGGCAACCCGATACTGGATAAGAAAGTATTGATTGGGTTGAGCAAGGGAGATGTATATAAAGGCAACCCAAGCGCCAAAGGTGTTGGTATCGACCGTAGGGTTACTCCGGCAGGTTTGTTTGGTATTAAATTAATTGACGCTGCAAAGGGTGGCAGTGCTAAAGTAACTGCGGGTGAATATGATTTTGGTAAAGTGTTTGCATTGGAAGACCCAGATGCTGTGGTCACAATCATGCACTCTGTTTGGTTGAACGAGAAGGATGCCGCACAACGCGCTGCCGCATTGCAAAACGAATCCGCCGCCGATTCGCGCTACTCATTTGGCTGTATCAACATTGACAAAGGTACATACAAGTATCTGCTCGATAACTTCCAAGAGCAGATGGATGGCGCAAAGATGTTCGTGGTGCCTGATAACCAAGCAGATACCAAAGCTTTCTTGACTGGCGAAAAAGCCAACGCTGACGTACTAGTACGTGAGGCTGTAAAGCCTGTCACTAAGACAACTACGCAAACCCGTGAATCCGCTTTTGCAAAAGAAGCCAAGACAGGTGCGTTAGGTCGTGAGCAGGGGCTTCCACCAAAAGAGCCAACACGTTCACGTATTACAGACGATCAAAACCCTGTTGACAACCCTATCTCTAATGCCGAACTTGAAAGCATCGTTGATGATGTGAAGAAGTCTTTGGGTGGTGAAGTTGAAGTAACTATCCTTGACAGTGCAAAAGACCTTGACCCCAAAGCACCAGCAGGTGCAGCAGGTTTGGTAAAAGATGGCAACGTGTATCTGTTCAGGGATGGCATCAAGTCTGGCATTGAAGGCGCTAAGACTGTCTTCCACGAACTGTTCCACCTTGGCTTGCAGAAGCTCTTGACTAACCCCAAGGAATATCACAGGGTGATGATTAACTTGTACCGCATGAACGCCCGAGTGCGTGAAATGGCAGACAAGTGGATCGCTTCACAAGAAGGTCAGGAAGCCAAGGCCGCGTACGCGGATATGTACACCAACCCTAATGACCGTTTAAATGCCCTGACTGCCCACGGTACAGACGAAGCACTCGCACGTATCGCTGAAGAATTAAAGACAGGCAAAAAGATTGGTACAGGCCAGCGTGCGTTTGTACGTTCAATTGCAAAATGGTTGGCTGACGTTGCCGAAAAGATTGGTATGCGCCAAGTAGCACAGAGCATCCGTTCTGCTACCTACACAGAAGTTGAGAAGTTTGTACAAGAAGCCATGACTGCCGCAGTTGGTGCTGGCCCTGTAAACGTACGCTTGACACGTCGCTTTGCGCAAGCAGCAGCCACTGCATCGGATGCGTTTAAAAGATGGTTTAAAGATAGCCAAGTTGTAGATAACAACGGTAAGCCCTTAGTGGTCTATCACGGCACTAGCCGTAGCTTTGACACGTTCTTAAAAGATATGTTGGGTGCGGCAACGGGCGCTCCTTCGGCAAAGTTGGGTTTCTTCTTTGCGGGTGATCCTGATACATCTACAGGCTACGCAATAAACGCTAAGAAAAATGAAACAGAAAGCCCTGCGGAATCTGAAATTCGTTTTTTAAACAAAGATATTAAACGTTACCAAAAAGGTTTAGCAGAAGCCACGGCACAGAAAGACCCTAATTCTATTGAAGGTAGAACCTTACGTGAGCGCCAAGAAAAATATCGGTTAAAGCAACTTGCTGAAGCACAAGCAAAGCTTAAAAAAGAGCCTAACGATAGAATGGCTAAACTGGATGTGGATCGTTTTTCAAAACAATTTCCAGAATCTACCTATGTGTACATTGCGGAATCGTATGTAAAAGATTACACAGAAAGCCTTGCAAGGGCTGAAAAGAAACTTACTGCGTTAAAAGCTGAAGTTCGTAAAAGCGCTGAAGAAATAGGTGGACGTGCGGGCGAAAACATTATGCCCGTATATCTAAGTATGCAAAACCCATTGATCTTAGATCAGCGGGGCGCTCCGTACCGGATCATGTCTTACAGAGACACAATCATAAAAGCCAAGCAAGACGGCCACGATGGTGTCATCATTAAGAACACATACGATGGCAAACAACAGCCGGGTTGGATTCAACGGTTGATTGCTAAATGGCGCAAGGAAGACGTACCTTCTGACACAATTTATATTGCGTTTGAACCTACCCAGATTAAGTCTGCTATTGGCAACATCGGCACGTATGACCCTACCAATCCTAATATCCGTTACTCCGTTCGTGGTGGCATCGACGAGAACACCCGCCGTGCGGTACAGGCTATTCAGGATAAGACGCCTGCAAAGTATAAAGAGCCAGAGAAGAAGACGCTGGTTCAGCAACTCAAGAGCGTAGGTGAAGTCGAGACACGCGATAAAGCCAAGCTACTTGCACGCCAAAAAACCGCTGACAAGTTTGCAACGGTCAGTGCCAAGGTTAACCAGTTGTTCTCTAAGGGCTACAAGAACGCCTTTGGTGATCTGAACCCTATGGTGTTGGCACGCCAAGCGGAAGAAGCCCGTAAGCTGGTGCTTGATTTCTACAAGGCCGGTGGTATCAAGTTTGGTAAGAGTGGTTTGATTGAAACTGTAGATACCAAAGAATCTTTGCAGGGTGCAGTTGAACAGTTGGTTGATCTGGCCGCTAAGAATGACATGACTTACAAGGAAGCTGAAACCTATGTATCGTCTTTGTTAGAAGGCCATCGCCTGCACAACATGCGCGAAGAGCATGACAAGCCTTTGGAAGCATCTGCCTTGATCCTTGAACAGCAGGGTAAGAATAAAGAAGCCGATGCTGAACGCAAGAAGAAGTTAGCACGCCACATGGACAACGCTGACATTGATACGTTAGAAGCGGCCTTCCAGAAGTCACCTGAAATTAAGGCTATCCTTGACACGCTTAACGCAACGCGCACGCAAGCAATTGACTTGATGGTTGCGGCTGGTCGGATTACCAAAGAACAGGGTCAGTTCTGGAAAGACAACGCCGCGTACGTGCCGTTTGATCGTGTGTTTGTGGAATCTGAAACACCTATCAAGGGTCGTGGCTCCTACGGAATTGCAACTTTGCGCAATATCCCGGGTATGGAAGGCTCGTTTGAACGCCCCATTAAAAATGTATTTGACTCCTACACCAGCCGCTTGGGTTGGATGATTACGGAAGCTGCAAACAACAATGCTTCCTATAACGTGTTGGACACAATGGCGTTGGGTGGCTTTGCAAAAGAACTTAAACCCAAAGAAGTACCGGGCAACAAAGCTTTGACTGTCAAAGTTTATCGTGAGGGTAAACCCGTAGAGTTTGAAGTAGAAAGCGTAGCTGACTATGAAGCATTCCAAGCCGCGCCTGAACTGACCGGTTGGTTGGTTGGCTCACTTGTACCTGCGGCACGTTGGGTGCGTGTAGGTGTAACCGCATTCCCTGCCTTCTCAATTAAGCAGGTAATTGAAGATGCCCAACGTTCCATGTTTAACTCTGGTGTTGAACGCCCCCTAGTTACTGGCATGAAGACGTTGTACAACTTCCCACGTTTGCTGACATCCGATGCTCTTCAAGCCTTGGGTGTTAGCAAGAAGATGCCTTTGGTGCGTATGATGGAGCAGCTTGGCATTATTGGTGACTACGATGTCAACATCATCAACCCCGCACAAGACATCAAGATTGCGGCTGGCGCAGAGAAACGTGGTTGGTCGGCCAAGGTGTACCACGTACTTGAGAAGATTACCAAAGCATCTGACCTTGCCGCACGCTTGGCAGTGTTTGAAGAAACCTTGCTTGAGACAGGCGGTAAGAAAGAAAAAGATGGCAGTATCACAGGTGGTGACAAAGACCTTGCACAGCTACGCGCCCGTGAGTTGATTAACTTTAGCCGCCGTGGTTCTGACCCCACCATCCGTACGTTAAGTCGTGTCGTGCCGTTTATGAACGCATACGCACAAGGTATGGATGTTACCTATCGCACCGCAAGCGGTTTGGATTCTGCAACAGGTTCAGAACGTACGGATGCACGTAAGCAGTTCTATAAGATGGCTATGAAGTTGACAGCGCTTGGCTTCATGTATGCACTGGCTTTTGGTGATGATGAGGGTTACAAGAACGCAACCGATGAGGTGCGTGACAACAACTTCTTGATCCCGCACACAGACAAGAAGATTCCGTTGCCAAAAGAAATTGGTTTCTTGTTCAAGTCAATTCCAGAACGATTGGTTAATTACTATCGTCGCTATGGTACAGAAGAAGAGCAAAGTATCCTCAACCTGCTTGGCACGATTGTCAAGGGTGGTGTGTCTGCGTACGGCACGCCCAACGCTACACCTGCGATGATTAAACCCGTGCTTGAGAACATGACCAACTATTCGTTCTTCTTGCAACGTGAGTTGGAATCAGCTTCTATGCAAAGACTTGACCCCTCACAGCGGTTCACACCGGGAACATCCGAATTGGCTAAATCTATTGGCGCACTTTCGCAAAAGCTTAGCGAAGTAACGGGTACAAAGATTGTAGAAGTTTCCCCCATCAAAGTAGATAACTTACTGCGTGGGTTGTTTGGTATCGCAGGTTCATCCACATTGCTGATGACTGACGCGTTGATTAACCCATCACGTGCTGACCGCCCCCTACACCAAATGCCGTTTGCAAGTTTGTTTGTATACGACACTACGGGTGGCCGCGCCAAGAACGAGTTCTTTGATTTGCAAGAAAAAGTAAGTCGCGCAAACAGCACTTATTTAAGTATGAAAGATACTAATCCAGAAAAAGCCGTTGAGTATTATGCAAAAAATGAACCGTATATTTTGGCAATGCCAACGTTAAACGCAACTTTAAAACAACTCACTGCAATTCGTAAGCAACGTGTTTTCTATGAAACTGCGTCCCCAGAAGCACTCAATATGGACGGTAAAGAACGCCGCGCTACCATTGATATATTAGATAAACTTGACATAGAAGCCGTGTCAAAAATCCGCGCACTTGATAAAGATTTGCGTGATCTAAGTAAGGCGAACAAGTAAAAAACCCCCGGGGTTTAGCCGGGGGTAAGAGGAGAAAAGCAACTGCACTTTTTAGGGTGCGGTTTATCCTATCATGCAATTCGCCAAACGCGAATACCCCACATACCATTTTCTATACGGGCAAGGGTCTTGACCCTAAAGCCTCGGTCTTCGGCACGTTGGGTGATACTTCGTATCATTCGTTCATGAGCGATACAGGGCAGGAAAAATGAAGTGCCAATACGGAACTTAAGCCACTCAACCTGAACCTGTACCCCTTCAATTTCAAGCGGCTTTTCTATCTTGGTCATCTTCGATTGGCATGGCCAGTATTGCTTCCGCATCAAATACATGGCTCATGGTGTCATCAATCAACAACGCATTGACGGGAGGTGCTGCCATCAGCGTACCCTTTGCCATACGCTTCTTTACAGAATCTACAGCCACACCCGTGTTACGCAGGGCATTGATCGTATCGTGATAGCTGACCTGATTCTTAGCGCACCATTCTTTAAACTTCTTTTGCACAATGAACAAGCGCTTGGTATCAAGCTCGTACCGGATCAGCAACTCACCCCTTGGCTCTCTGACAGGCGCAGTGGGCAGGCCATTCTCAGCAGGGTTATCTCTAACCAACAGGATGTTGTTGATGTTGGCCATGACAAAAGAACCCACGGCTGTAGCGCCATCTGTCGGAGCCGCCTTGATGTCGCCTTTGTTGTTCTTGAGCAGGGTCACAAGCCAGTTAAAGATGCGCTTGACGTCAAAGTCAATCAGCCCCAGTTGGTTGGCAATCAAACCACCCGTGATACCCAGCGCACCAATGGATGACCAGAAGCGTTCACGCTGACCCAAGCCTGCCGCTGTATCCAAACGCAGTTGCACATCACGCAGGGTTTCCAAAACTTCAGGCAGATTGCTGACCACATACTTCAAGAAAGCTTCACCAGCGTGGCCATAGTTTGTGAACAGCTTGCCAAACAGTGCATCGGTAAACTCTTTCGAGTGCTTCTCATCACGGCTGATCTTCAACTCAATGATACGCATCATCTCGCCTTCAGGGAATTCCTTCAGGGAAAACAACTTATCGTACAAACTGCTATTGGAAGAAGTGATTGCAAGCAAGCGCCAGAAGGTATTGTTCATGCGCTCAGCATTGGTCTGAGATTCCATGCGGTTCTTGCCACGACCTTGGGTAATGGCATACGCTAACTGCGACACCATCTCATCACGCATGTTGGTGATCTCGTCAATGGTTGCAGGCAGATTGTTCAGCACACCGAAGCGGTGAATCTTGGCGTTGTACGTATCATCGTTTTGCAGTAGCAGGTCGAACGGTTGCCCCCAGATACTGTTGATGGCCATCTGCACAGTTGACTTACCCGTGCCAGAACCCGGACTCATCAAATTAACAATACCACCACGCACCTGAGTGAACGGCATCAGCACACTGCCAAACCCTAGCATGAACGCAAAGGCTTGGGCTTCCATACCATTGTTGTTATAGAAGTTAACAACTGACTTCCACTCATCCAGTTCACCCTTCTTTGTCAGCAACGAACAGGCGTGCAAGATTGAACTTGCAGGGGGGCTGTATTTAACCCCAGTCTTTGTGATCTCACGGTCGCCAAGGATGAACGTCTTTTCTTCTGTCCATCCAAACTGGCTACGTACTTTTTCGGCTTGTCCCATAATTTGTAATTCCTTTACCCAACGGGAAACATAAAACATTAACTCATCGACGGTCTTACCTAGCACCGCCATACCCTGCGTTGCAATGGCATCACGAAAGCGGTCTTTCGACAGCACGCTAACCAACGGCACAGAGAACTCACGCACGCCATCTTTTGGCAAATGCAAGCGCATCCAGAGAACTTCACCTGCCACAGGGTCGTGCATACGCTTGACCACATAGAAGTCATTCTCATAGACCAACTTATCGTTACCCTCTTCCTCGGTTTTATTGGGGTCGCCTCGGCGGTAGATGCCACCGTACTTGCCACGAAAGAAAGGAAAAGGGTACGCAGGTATGTTGTACACCCGCACATCTTTTGAATTGGAATCCACCGTTGTGATGGTGTTGTCTTCTTCAGTTGCTTCAATGATCTCTTTGCCCAACACGATGGGAGAACCAAACTTGCCCTTGTGCTTACAGTCTTTGCAGGCACCGGGTCTGAGGTCATCAAACGTTGAGCAGGTATAGGGGCCTTTGGTTTCGCTTGCTTTGCGGTCAGTTTCATGGGGGCTATAGCTGTCATGCTGATTCGACATCTCATGGATGGCGGTATCACGGTCTACGCAAAGGTTGGCAATGGATAAGCCACCACGCCATAAAGGTTCTGGCACCTGCTTCTGGTGCTCCATGATGTGATTGAGTTGAGCACATCCCTCAACCTTCAAAGCAATAATCTTTTCAAAGCGATACGAATTGTTCTGCCCCATCAGGGCTTTGCTAGTCGCATCGGGGCCAGCATTTTTTATGTAGTCAGGTACTTCAAAGGGCAACGCGTCAGTAGACTGGCTTGGCTCGGGCGCACCTAGGGCGGCGGCAAACTCAAACAAATCAACCTTGCCATCACCACCCATGTACTCCACCGGAAGCGGGGCATCAGGGTTTTTAAAGTTGTGCGTTTCTGGCACGCGAAGGATACGCGCCATGTCAGTTGTGCAAGAAGGATCAGCAAATAAACTACGTTCAGTGCAAACATTCTTTAAACGCTTGGCCACAGGTAGCCATGTGTTTTTGTCGATACTCTCAGGCAGTACCCAGTACGCATGCACTCCGTTACCAGAGTTGATACAGATGGGTTGAGGTAAACCTAGGTCAGTACAGAACTGCCCCAGTGCCGCCATTGCCAGATCACGTGATGCGTAATCCTTGGTGGGGCCACAGTCTAGATCAAGCCAAAATGCTTTGGCTCTGTATGCGTTGGCAGCTAGCCTACGGGGTGGAACAACTTCAGGGTCAAACGAAAACATCGCATAGTACGTGTCAGCGTCAGCACTGTAGATGTCCTGTATTTCCGTGATGAGAGAGGGAATGTCAGTTGCAAACCGTGTACGTAACTTCTCCTGCTTGATGCCGACCGCGCAGTATTTGCCAGTATCCGGCAACACCGCATTCAGAAATTCGGTCAATGTCATAGGGATACTTCGGGTTAATGGCGGTCAATATAGTTTTGTATTTTCTTGGCGGTTTCAGGGCGTGGTGAATACTCACCCGCAAACCACGCATAAACGGTTATCTTCGTAACCCCTGCAATCTCGGCAACCTTCTTCACCGATATGTTTTTCTTGATGCAAGCCCTGCCGATTTTTACACCGACTAACTTTCCATCAGCTTGTTTATTTCTTAGCACTGTGGCTAATGTGTAACCAATCATCGCTGTCTTTCGTTAGGTGGGGTGGCGTAATGCCACCCCGATTGGATTACTCGTCGCTGTCGTCTGCCCATGCGTCAAGCACAGAGGCTACGTCTTTGGATTCCGTTTTCTTCACGGCACGTTTGACAGGTTCGTCAACAGCTTCAGCAATCTTGGCGACAGGCTTAGCGGCGGGTTCAATGAAAGGAGAAGGCTTCGGTGCATCACCATCAACCTGCTGAACAGTTTGAGTCACAGCGTTCAGTGCATCTGCTGATTCACCTTGTGCTTTGCTTTCGGCCAACTCTTCCACGGACAAGGGGCGCACGGCGCGGAATGTCAGCTTGGGTGTTGCGCTTGATGTATCAAAACGCATCTCAGTTACAACGGCTGTCACGGGGATACCATGACCGCCCAAGAACTTGGCGTACTGTTGCAGGGGCATCTTGCCGTTATCACCTGTGCCAAAGATCGACTGACCGGGCAATGACAACTGATACACATCACCTGACAGATTGTTTTCCAAGGCCACAGCAATACGCTGATTGAAGCGGCAAGCACGGCTATCACCCTGACCAGAACCTTTGATGTTCTGTTGGCAGTTCTGGCAACTTGTACTCTGCGGGTCTTTCACACCTTTGTCGGGTGCTACACCGTCGTTGGATGAACAAGAGGGCGCAGAGTTCTGGCCTTCCACATAAGTGCCTGCATAGTATTGGCGTGATGTTTTCTCAGCAGAGCGCACGACTACCACGTTCATGGCGCGTTCGTCATTCTGTGCAACTTCTTTACCGCCAACAATCATGCGGAATACACCGCCACGGATAGAGATACGTTTGCCTGTACCACCGCCACCCATCAGGGCTTTGGTTGTTGCGTCTAACTCAAGGTTACGCAAGTGGGCTGGGAGGGTGTTACCACCTTGGGAAAATAGTGCGAGGTCAGACATTTGGTGTTTCCTTTTTGATGAAAGTGTTAATGATTTCTAAGTCAATGTTAAAAAATTTGGCAAGGTCACTAGCGAAGAATCGATAGTTCTTACCAACGCGAATGAACGGTATACGCTTCTCAAGATTCTCTTCCTTGATGAGCGCGTGAACAGTTGACGGTGCGACTTGCAATAGCTTCGCCACCTGCGCCAACGTAAGGGCAGTTTCCAATTTAGCTTCTCCTGACAGTTACAGTATATTTGTGATCCACGTTCAATCCCGTTGGAAGTACATCAGGATTTTCCCGTAGAAACTCTTTCATATTCAACTGCGATATGCGCCTCTCAACTAAGTCAAGTGCGTCATGGTCACGGATGAATTTGTGCATTGCAGCCCAGTCGCCTGTCCAGTAGCGTGTTTGCACTGTACGTATCGCTGTGCCGTGGGCCGTCTTGATACTCTCGGCTCCAGTTGCTTTGCAAGTCTCAAGCAAGTTTGATTCAACCAAACCCATTTGCTCTTTGATTGCAAGGTCTTCTGCTTCGTACTTCGCTTTGAGGGCGGCACGGGCATCGCGCATCTTAATGTATACGCGTACTAATTTATCTGCTGTTATATCCATGTTGCTTTCCTTTCCGTTTTTTGGTTAATCATACATCTTATCTTTACTTTGTCAAGTACCTCCATAAATTTATTTGTTAAGGTCGAATTCATCTTTATAAAGTTCCATCAAGTTGAACTGTGCTAACTCTTTTGTTTCTAAAGCTTTGTACAGCTTGGCCTCTACTGGACTTCCTTGGAGCTTGACAACCAAACATTTGTTGACTTGCCCTGCCCTGTGGATACGTGCATTGGCTTGCGCGTATGTCTCGTAGGATGTAATGGGCGCCCACCAAACAATGGTGTTTGCCGCGTGTAAGGTGACACCGTGTGATGCAGCTTGGGGTTGTATGACAAGCACCCGTGGGTCTGGTTCATCTTGAAACTTGCGAAAGATTTCAGTGCGCCTGCCAGCAGGTACACCCCCGTGTATCACATCCACTGTATAGCCATCCCTGCGCAGTTCTTCAAACAGAATCTCAATGGCATGGCGGTATGGGGCAAACACCAATACCTTATGGCTGGATTCGTCAATGACTTCCTTGAGCACTGCCGTGCGGCTACTGGCATCAAAGGTCACGATCTCACCACTGTCGGAATAGACTGCGCCACAGGAGATTTGCAGTAGCTTGTTCAGCTTGGCGGCGGCGTTGATTGCCGTAACTTCCTCCCCTGCCGCTTGCATGGCCATCACCTTGCGTAGCTTCTCGTAGTAGCGTATCTGCTGTGGGGTCATGGGAACTTCACGCTCTGCGTACAGCAAGTCTGGCAGGTCAAGGCATTGCTCTTTGGTGAACCTAATCGCTGGTTGTAGTAGCGTGCTGACCACCTGCTCTGCTTCCCGCTTGGGTGCCCACTTAAACTGAGTGATCTTGTTCATCACTTGGTCACGGTACATGGAGAAGCTACGGGGTGTAGCCGATGGGTTGACTAGCTTAGCCAGACCATACGCATCAAGGGGCGACTGTGAGGCAGGGGTTCCTGTCAACATCCATAGCCACATACTGGGCTTGACAATCCGGTTCAGTGTGCGCCAGCGGGTAGTGGTTGCAGTCTTGTAGGCGTTGGCCTCATCAATCACCACCATGTCAAAGTTAGCCTTGACGATGTCGTCTTCCACAATGGGCACGCCGTCGTAGTTGATGATGACAAACTCTGCGTCTGAATTGATTACTTGCTGCCGCTTTTCTTTGGAGCCGTATGCAATGCCAACCTTCCTATGCATCGCACCTTTGAAGATGTCGTTCTGCCACGCTGACTGCATGATTGATAGGGGGCAGATAATGAGCACCCGCTTGATGTGCTTGGTGTTCATCAGGTAATCACACGCCCATGTGATCGAGAGTGTCTTGCCTGTGCCCGGCTCTGAGAAGCAGAAGGCACGCCTGTGCAGGGTGAGAAACGCGGCTGTTTGTTTCTGGTGTGTGAACGGCTGATAAATGCCCGGCCAACTGTACTTGGCAACGATGGGGGATGGTACGTTCTTGACCTTCAGGTTCTTTAAGACCTGCGCTTCTTCCAAACCCCAGTGCACCATCACTGTACTGATGGGGCCTTCCTCAAGCAATGCGCTCTTGGGTATCACGTTCAAGACCCTGTACGGGTTCTTTAATTTAAGTTTTAATGCTTTTCCGTCAATGATTTCCATACATTCTCCAATGCAAAACAGACCAAAAGTGACATCCACTTTTGATCGCTAGGTGACACCTTACGGGTGTCAGTCGGTCAGATCATCTAAACGGAATAGTAAAAACTCTGACTGATGCGGTTTGAGGGTTCAACTTTAAAAAGCCCCCCGTGCCACCACTCACACCTAACGTGGCACGTATTACACGTATTATTTTTTCTTGGGCTTGTTTACCTTCACGGTGTGGTCGCTGTTACGGCTGAACGAACGGTTGGCGCTCGGTGCTTTGAGTTGTAGGTTACTCTTGGCTGTGCTTCCACCTTTAGATAGTGGGCGCTTGTGGTCAATATCTTTTCCCTTACGGTCAATGCCTTCTTTGTCGTATAGGTCACGGGCTTGTTCACGTTTGCGTCTTGTAGGTAATTCATTTCTATCCAACTGTTGTTGGTATTCTTTCTTGTAGGGTCTGGCTTTGGTTACATAGGGCATATCATTTCCTTCCACAATGGGCGCAGGATGACACCCAGCAGTAATTTTTACACAATCCGTTGGGTTTTGCATTCCAAATATCTGCGCTGTAGGCACCTTCCAACATCATGACTTTGGGCATCCAGTTGCCCCAGTACCTGTGCTGTTGTTCTACCTCAAACATAGTTGGTACAAACTTATCCTCGGCTAGGAACAGCAAGCCGCCCTTGACCTTCTTGACTTCTGGGAACATCTTGAACACCGCAAGTGCCATGAGTTCCAACTGCCCTAGGTCAGCATAGCGAGATTTGCCAAGCTTGTAGTCAATCACACGGGCTTCACCCTTCTCGCGGTCAATAATGAGCAGGTCAGCCACGCCACGGAACCAACAGTCAGGGTCAAAGAAGTCGCATGGCTCCAGCTTCTCAGTCAGTGCCATCTTTAATTCACAGAACTTCTCGCCCTGTATCTTAAGCAGGCTATCAAGCGCAGGCTTGATGAAGGCAAACTTCTCAGGTATCTCCTTGCCATCCCGTATGTACAACTCAGCAACCTCGTGTACCAACTTGCCATAGAGGGCTTGCTCACCCTCGGGTTCCTTGATGTCCTTGAGTACCTTGGTGTGGTAGAACTTCTTGGGGCAAGTGGTAAATGTCTTCAGGCTACTGAATGACCATGCAGGAATCTTTGCCATTAGATGCTTTCTATGATTGACTTTAAATCTTCTTCAAGCGGCTGTAATTCACGCAGCAATGTGTCTGGCAGGCGGGGCCTCATAGCTAGTTGTCTGTTATCACGGTCAAACCGATCAACCAATTGCGTTATCCTGTTCCTTGATAAACCTAGTTGCCTTCCTACTCTCGCATAGTTTTTTTCATACATACACAAAATAGCAACCAACCGCCGGTACTCATCTGCCCTCGCAGATATTTCTTTAGCAGTCGCCATAACTCAAACCCATACCGCTTTCGCAGTTGACTGGTAAACCTTCAGCCCATGACGGAACCCAACGCATGCAGGATTCCACATAAGCACGTGCTTCATCGGCTTCTTCTTGCCTAGCGACAATACCAATAGCATCGTGCACAGTAAGCACGACCTTGTATCGCTTAGCAATTTTTAGCATTTGATCGCCAATGATACACCTTGCAATGGCCTGTGTGAAGTTTTCTACAACTTTTCCACCATAAATTTTAATGCGCCCGTTGCGTGTCTGGTATGTAAACTGCCGCTTGTCATTTTCAATAGACTCATCCAACACGCTGTAGTAAATGTGTAGCCCGTTCGGTAGGAGGATGCCTTTGTCATCGACAGTCAACAGGCCGTCTTTACCCAGCTTCATGGTCATGCCACGCATCATGCACTTGAGGGCTTCTTGCGCCTCACGCCACAGGGCAGGGATCATGGGGTATGTGTTGCGGTAGGTATCAATGACCCGTTTGGATGCGTCATCTTCAATGTCCACACCGAACGTTTTGAGTTGCGCTTTAAATTTAGGCGCTCCCATGCCGTACCCCGCGCCAAGAATGGTCGTCTTTCCAACAAACCTTTCGCCCTGCGAAATTTCTTCATCCGCCTTGCCGTAAATAGCAGATGCCATGATTTTGTATACGTCCTTGCCATTTGCAAACGCCTCCACTAAGTCATCCTGACCTGACTCCCAAGCCAACGTACGGGCTTCGATCTGGGCTGAGTCAGCATCAATAAACACATAACCCTCGGGTGCGAGGATCGCCTTCTTTAGCTTACCTGCGTTAGCCCCACGGCTTGGCAGGTTCTGTAGATTCACTGAGTCAGTACCGCCCCATCTGCCTGTGTGGGCAGCATAGTATCTAAGGGGTACAGGAAATGCCCCCCGCTTGCTGATGTCCATGAACCGTTGCGTACGGGTTTCTTCTAGGGTTGACTTGGTGCCGATGCGTGCCGCACACAGGGCTTGCACCCGTGGGTCTTCGTGCTCAAGCAACTCTTTGAACGCTTCGTCATTCTTGGCCAAGGCTAGGGTTAGCTTGCCCGTGGTAGGGCTGATCTTGGTGGGGGCTTCCACATCCAAGCCCTTGAGCATGGTGGCAAACTGTACGTTACTCATCAGGGTTTTGCGTACCTCTGCCTGCGTTTCCTCGTCACCAAGGATGTGCTTGACCGCAAGGTCTTGCTTACCCACGGCTTGCAGTGCACTGACCAGATGGGCTTTCTTCTGAGCCACCGTGTCGACAAGGTGCGCTTTCAGGGCTTCGGTATCTAGGCGTAGCACAGGATGAATGAACATACTCAGCGTCAGATCAATCAGCTTGAGTTCACCCTTGGGGAAACCCGAAAGCATCATATGTTGAAAGATGTTGTACGTTAACTCCACATCATTGCGACAGTACGCACCATACTTGGCAAGGGCATCGGGGCTAAAGAACTCACGCCCTATACCAAGGGCATTTAATACTTCTGTACCCTTCTGCCCAGCGCCATAGCGTACAGCCATTGATGCAAGAGATACGCTTTGATCTACGCCATGCAGGGCACGTCCCATGCTCATGGTATCTAGCCAGCCCTTGGGCTTAACGCCGTATCGCCACGACAGGATCGCACCATCAAACATCGTGTTGTGTGCCAGTACAAGCGAATTATTCCAAGGCAAAGTGTCCAGTACCTTTTGGATGTGCTCGTTGGTGCCTGTCACCCACACACAGCGTTCATCGTTTATCTTGTACGCAAAGCCAATCGTTTCGTACCTGTCGTGACGCACGTACTCTTCCGTACTGATCTTTGTCAGGCTGTACTTCTGATCGTAGTAAGTCTCAAAGTCGATTGTGATTAGGTTCATGAGTTCCTTCTAGCCAGTACGTCAAGACCTTCTTCGGCGATGATCTCGCTTGCTGATTTGTATACCGTGCCGGGGGGCGCAGGGATTCGTTTAATAACTACACGTTTGTGTGTAGGTGCTATCTCTTCTTGTAGCATGGCTTTGAGTTCCACTAAATTATCTTCTCGTGCAACATAGGTCAGGCCATCGGCGTTCATGATCTTATCTAGCTCACGCTTTTGTAGTTCAGTCAGTTGACCTTTACCTGCCTTGCACTCAATGGCTACGAACCTGCCAGCCATACAACAGATGATGTCGGGGATGCCTTGCCTGCCGTATCCGTTGGCAGGGGGCATGAAGTAGTAGATACCCAGTACATCAAGAATGGCACGTACACGTGCTTTGACTTTAACTTCGGGGGTCTGTGCCATTACTTGCCTTTCGTTCTGTTGACACGCCCGCCCCGCGCTTTTGCAATAGATTTATGTTTCCACTTATCGCTTGCTTTTTTCTCAGGCATGGGTGTGGCATCTGTTGTTGCCTTGGGTAAAGACGCAAGCTTTTGCATCAGCTTATCAACTTCATCTTGGGTGCGTGAGTTACCAACGTTCATGTTATTTCTCCTGTGTTTCTATTAGTTTGGCCAAGTAATGCTGTGCTTTGCGCAGATCATTCATACCACCCTTGTCTTTCCAACGCGAGATGTACTTGATGATGTTGCCTTCAAGATAGCCAAGGTTGTTGCTGACAATATAGTCCCAAGGCTGTATGCACTTGTCCATGTAGTGATCGCCTGCTACCTGCATATCATTGGCAGTGGGGAATAGTTCCATTTGTTTTGCGGGTTCGATCATTTTGTTCTTCCTGTAAAAGTTTGTCGTAGTATTGTTTAGGCATGGGCGCTTTCTTTTCAACCAGCTTGCGTAGCCAATCAGCACCTCCAAGTTCGTTAAACATAATCCACTGTCTGTCTGACATTCGTACTTGTCTACCTAATAGTTTCTCAGGTGGTTTCGGTCTTGGCATTTCTCAAAGTCCTTTTTGTTATTCGGTTGGCCCAGCATTTTGCGCAGTGCCATTTGGTATGGTTCATCTGAACCCCGCCTTCAGGTGGTTTCATCTCGTTGCATTGGGCGCACTCTCTTAATTTGTGCAAGGGTTGCTTGCTTCCAATAGCTAGTTGCTGTTTAACAAAACCGTTCACCGCTTCAGCCCCCTGATGTATGCCGCAAAGCTATCCATAGTGTCTTTCTCAAAAGCTTTGAAGTTGAGTACCGCCCTTGCTACTTCTTCTAAAGTTTCATTGCGAACAACTTGTTTAAATGTTTGCGCAAAATTATTGCTAACGTATTCTTGGATGTCATCGTCATCGTTCATAGTAGGTTACCTTTCTCCCAAATTTTGTATTCCGCTTTATAACGTTTCATAAACTCAGCCATCGTGATTGGTGGTGGCGGGGTCTTGTCTTCACCCCATAACAAATACCAATCTTCTAAGGTGCCTTCCAGTACATCAACGTTTAGGCCAAACGCGTCTGCTACCGATTGCCATACACCATGCGCTGCTTGTGCTGATGCCGCCCTCCAAACGCTAGCCATAGGGGATTCGTTGTCAACATTGATTGGCTTTTCGTTTTCATCCATGAACATGATGTTGTACACCTTCGTAGCTTCATCACCTACACCCATCCAATCGCGTGCCCCAGTAGCTTCAAAGTAAGTGTGCAAGTCATCCGCAGGATCGTGCCAGTAGCCATCTTCTACTCGTGGTTCGTCAAGAGAATCACGCCACGTTGTTATGAAATGTAAGGCTTCTTCCTTGGTTAGTTTCTCGCTCATGTGTTCTTCTCCTTGAGTTTGGCTTCAATCGCATTGTAAAAATGACCCCATCCATCCATGTCGTGTTTCTTGTAAAGCTCACGCTGCTCCTCATACGTCAGCCCAACCCATTCACGCTCGGGCAACGGATGCCCTGCTTGTCTGTAGGCTTCCTCACGCCAACGTTGTGTTTGTTTCCTGTGGTACTCACAGTTTGGACAGTCAGTCATGCTTGTCCCCTTGCTCGGATAAGGTCAGCGGATTTATAAGGCTCTGCGGTGTCTGCAATCTTTGCACACGCCTCACGCTCGGCAGAAGCGACAAGGTCTGCAAATTGCATCAGGCTTCCAAGATCACCCTCAACAACGTAGTCAACCACAGTGAACTCTTTAATTTGATGTGTCCATTGACTGTGTATAAGCACAGCCAGCTTGCACTTCTCGGCAAGGGCTATCACTTCATCTTTGTTCATACTATTCCCCTAGGTCATAAAAAATATTGTCGATGGCATCACGCACACCTTCCAGTGTGTCGGCCATATCCGCTTTGTGTGTTAACTGCTTTGCTACAAGTACCCTGATACTCACAAGGGCTACGTACATATCCTTACCCTTGACCGCATACAGTAGTTTGCGTTCATCTTCTGGGTAGTTAAACTCCAGTACAGCTTTCATTTTTATCCTTTGGTGTTAACCAATACACATCGCCTACACGATGCCCGATAGAAGGTATGTCATCCATCTGGTGCACCATGCTTAGCAATGCAATGTCTTTGCGTATCCACTCAGGCAATGCTTCATGGGTATAAGACGCATTCAGCTTAGCTTCTGCGCCTAGAAATACCGTGACCTTCCAACGCCCTGACTTGGGCATCTTCACAATCCGATACATACATTTTGGGTTCCGTTCCATTACTTCCTTAGATGTGCACCGTGACTCCATGCGGTGCGACTATTTGTTTATTGTTGATGCACCAAAGCACAGGGGCTGGCCAGTCACCACCCCAGTCACCAAACACATCACCATCGGTCAACATCACAATACAGTCCGGCACAATGCGCTGCTCACGCATATAGCGTGTGACGCAACTCGGTTCTGTACCACCCCCACCCTTGGGTCGTGTGCTTTGATGCAGTGTACTAATCGAATCAGCTTCGTAAATTTCGTGTGCAGCTACATTGTGCCCCCAATACATCAAGTCCACAAGTTCGGGTTTAACCGAATCACACACGCCTTGCACCTCTGCAAGGAACGTAGCCAACACCTTGTTATCAATCGAGCCTGATGTATCTGCGCCAAGCACTACACGAAACACACTGTCGCTGTACGATGTAGGCGCCATGACATCTTGGCTCATGAACCTGCGGTCGATGCGTCTGTACGATGAGTAATCATCGCCGGGCTTGCAGTTGGTTATGAAGTCACGAAGTACCTCACGCCAATCCACCTTGGGCTTGAGCATCTCAAGTATGTTGCGGTCAACGTTCGCACCTGCCTTGCTTGCGAAGATGTTGCCTTGACGTAACGCTTGGTCAACTGCCTTGCTTAACTCTTCGGCTTCTTTGTCAGTCAGCTTGGCGGCTCCGTCCCAATCGTGTTGGTCAAAGCCCTTGGGCTTGTTGTGCTTGTTTTCTTGCTTGAGTAGCTGGAACACCTCGCCCGCATCCATGTCACGGTACTTCGCATCAACGCATCCGCCATCAGGTAGTTTTACAAACTGATCTTTGTAGTATCTATCTTGGATGGGTAAGTTGATGACGTAGTCACACGCCATGTTCGCAAGTTCATGGTCTTCGTCGTGTAGGTACGACCACGTACGCAGGTGCTTGAAAGCACAGTGCATCTTCTCATGGAGCACAAGCCCCTTGAGTTCGGCATCGGTTAGCTTGGCGATGAACTGCATACCATATTCAGTATTCAGGCAATCGGTACGTGCCGTCATGTTGGGGTCATCCACTACTTCGTTCTTACCCATAGGGATGATGCCTGCCAACCACATATATTCATGGTCACGTAGCAGAGATACGTGGGCACGCTCAAGGCGTTGAGATGGTGTTAGTTGCATGATGATCTCACTCGAACAAGTATTGCTTAGCGATTGCAAACTTAGTGAACTGATCGTTCTCTAATACAAACTGTTTGCTTTCTTTCTTGATGATGCTGGTACAGAACAATGCCTGCACCTCGCGTTGCATACGGGCCATGTATGTCATCCATGAGTCGAGCGTATCCTCGGTCACCCAGTTCAAGGCTTGGTACGCAAGCATCAATCGGCTTGGTATTTGGTCAGGCAAACGGGCGGTGTCGGGGTTACTGATGATCTCGGCACGCTTGGGTAATGAGTCACCCATTGCAATCCATGACTGAATATCAAGGGCAGCAGGTGCACCAATCGTACCGATCAACGCTGTCTCCAACGCATTGGGTGTAAACAAGTGGCGCTTGTTGATGATCTTGGATGCTTGCTCCAATGATCTGTGCGTCACGAACGCTGACCGCTGTGCCTTGGGGTGATAGATCAACGGGTTGTCGTCAGGGTTGTCGTACATCTCATACGAATGCAAGGCATCGGGGCGCTCACCTACCCACATGATGACCTCGGGTGCAATGTTGTTTAGCCGTGCATAGTTCTCAATCCACTCGTCACCCGTCTGCTTGGCCATACGTACAGAGGTCAAACGATTGCGGTGATGGGGCTTGAGCATATCGCCCACACCCTCGCCACCTAGGTTGGTGGTCATGAACACAAAAGATTCTTTGTGCAGATACCTGTGGCCTTGACGTCTCTCAACAGGCAGGGGCAATGCCGCATCTTGCGCTGAGCGTGAACCCTTGCCGAACTCATCTAGCATCAGGATCACAGGCACATCGTCACCCAAGCCGAACGATTCGTTGTAGTAGAACTCGGTGCTCTTGGTTGTATGGTTGACCGCAGGTACACGGAAGTCACCCTCGTGCATCACAGTCATGTCCATATACACCTTGCGGTGGTTAGGGAATCGCTTGCCAATGGCGTGTATCAAAGATGATTTACCAGAACCGATGTGGCCTTCCACAATCGGGGTTACCTCCGTGCCTACAGCACAGATGAAGTCAACGGTTTCGTTGTATGACATAGTAGTTTGCATAATGTTTCCAGTTGGTTATTGAAGTGGGGTATCTGTATCGTAAACGTCGAACAACTTTTTGGCCGCAAGTGTTGCATCAAAGCAAGCGCCTGTTGCATCTATTACAGTTTGTCTTTCCGCACCATGTTCGACAGCGATAGCGCACGTCATTCGTATGAGTACGTTGATGACGACATCTACACGGTTGGTGCTGTCTTTAAGGGAAGTGAACAGCGCCTCATACAGATCATCTATATCACTGCGCAATTTGGGATCGTCTTCAGGTTGTTGGTATGTCATGTTAAATGTCCAATGAAAATTTATCTTTCAACTCATCCATTTTGGTAATGATGGAGTTGCGCATCTCAGGTGACTCACGCAGGGATTTGATGTCCACGTTAGTCAGAGACAGTTCAAGGGCACGGCGTGCCGCTTCCAATTCAATGTCATCCATGATGTTCAAGGACTTCAAGGTACTACACAGACCCAATGCGTTGTCGAGCATGGATTGGTACAGCTTTTGTGGCTTGCCATCTTCCTTGGCAATCATCTTATCTCGGATGTGTTGCACCTCTTCATACAATCTATTCCAAGGTTCTTGCATGGCTTCCCGTACACGGGTGGATGTAGCCGCCTCGAACTTGGCCTTGAGTTGCTCTGCTGCTTCCGCAGGGATGTCCACACGGAAGTCACCCGCTTCAGGCACAGGGGTGAAGTGGTACCGCAGGCCAAACTTATGCTCGATGGCTTCCACAGTTGGGTACTCGACAGGGTTAAACAACTTGCCAAGCTTGAAAGCCTGAGAAGAAATCTTGACCCCGTAGTTGGTTACAAACTGCTGAACCAATCGGTCGAATTCTTTCTCGTGTTCCGAGAGTTCGTGTGAGATGTCAAAGAAGGCTTTGGTCGGCACAAGCCTTGTCCCTGAATCTGACCACGGCAGGGTAACTGAATACAACCACGTACGCACTTTGCCAGCGTGTGAATTGATTGCCTCCAGATCAGCGTCACCTACGAACAGTGACTTATAAACCGATGCAGCTTTACTGGATCGGGTGTTCTTGGCAAGGTTGACCTCTTCCGCCGTGACCTTGTCTTGCTTGCGCCCTGTATATACAGAGATGTTCATGTCAAGCAACATTGCAGATGATGATAGTGATTTATGTTTCATAACAGTTTCGTTAAAGATGTTTCCTACCTAGTAGGAAAAATTAAGTTGAAGGGTTGGTGAGACGCTCCACCTTGCGTACGGAAATCCAGTTGCTACCGAGGTAGCGAACCGAACGAACCCACGCACGGATGTTGTGTCGTTGAACGTGCGGGGGGACAAACTCCACGCACCAAAGTTTGCGAGCCAATTTAAGTTTGGTTGTGTTCATAAGAAGTCCACCAGTTCTCAGCCCATGCGGAGAACTTCGACGTTCCCCGTGTCGTTGTTACGCATCGTCTTGTAGTTACCCTTACCCCACAACACGTTAGACATGGATGCGGCTGAGCCTTGGATCTCTTTCACATCAGAGTTGTTAGGGATAGGTATCACGCACACATCACCCACCTTCATTGGCTTGAGGTAGGGCATGATATGGCCACGCAAATATCCAAGCGGGTTGCGTGATGGGGCACGCTTTTTCTTAGATGGGGTGGCATCGGGTACGTGCAGTTTGAGATCACCTTGAATGATCTGCTCACCCGTAGGTAACACGATGATGTATTGGGCACGAATGATGTTAAGCAAACGTGTTGCGTCTTTAGCGGTTTTGGTAATGATATCCATGATAGTTTATGGTTTCCGTTTAGTTTCAAAAAGATTGATAGTTAAGTTTCCGACTTAACAAGGTTAAGTATACATGATAAAGGTCGTTGTGTCAAATTGTGTTTGTAGTATCTACATCATGGCCTCCAATAGAATAGGTCAGCAATAAGTACTATGAATATAATGAGCAACAGTACACGTTCAAATTTTTCCCATCGTGTCATCATTGGTCAGCCTCGTCAGCTTTTAATTGTTTGATCCACGCATCAATGGCTTGCTCATCGTAGAACGTGAGTATCCAATCAGCTAACTCATGTACAGGGTTTTGTAGCAAGCAGTCGTATAGCCGATCCAATGCTTCTTTGCCGTAGCGTGCTTCAATTTCTTCGGGTGTCATTTGAATGTCTCCTTAATGTATTGCATAGCTTCGTTCCTAGTCTCAAAGCCAACGTAGTCACCGTTCTCATCGATCCACTCGCCTGAGAAGTTCTTGCCGAAGATGACCCATATGTCACCTACCCTCTCAGGTTCCCAACACTTGCGGTCGTTGAACCCTTCCATGTATAGCCTGTTCACAACCTTCTTACAGATCACGTCGTCTATACCTGTCAGGCGTTCGAGTTCAGCGGGGTGGTTCTCTTCTAGCAGTTTAGCTATCCACGGCTTGAGTTCATCTATCTGTTTGTCAAGCTCGGCTTGTTTGGCAAGCCACTGCTGTTCTTCAACCAATAGGTTGTTGTGGTACGTTTCCATTTCGGTCATGGTTTATCCTTTCTTGCAAATGACAATGCGTCTTGCCATACCAGCCAAGCGTTCTCGATTGATCCAAAGATGTAGTCAGGCATGACGTACTTGTTGGTTGGTCGCATAAAATGAATCACATCTTCCCGTGTACCCACGGCTACACAACGTAGATACGACTTCATGAATGCCATGTCTTCAGACGTAAAGTCTTCCTCTACATCTTGCTCTTCTTCCTTCTGTGCCTGCTCGTCGAGCATCCGTTGGTGGTCGGCCAATAGGTTGGCGTAGTGTGCGTCTATTCCTTGCATAGTGTTTCTCCTTTAATAAATACACGGGGTAAGTCAATCATCCACTCGTAGTTGTCCATGCCCGTAACTGGATCAACTTTGTACACATTCACGTTGTACCAACCATCGCATTCATCATCGAGACAGTGGATGTTGTACGAGTGCGTGTCTGTGCCCCACCACCAATCACCTTGGTCAATGATTTCATCTTTGTATTTGGCGATGAGATCATCTGCCTCCATTTGCAGTTGTGCGTCAGTCATTTACTTCCTCCTTATCTACATAGGCAGCATTGCCTGTCCCATACATATAATCTTGCGCATCTTTCTCAGCTTCATGCTTGGTATCAAATACACCAAGTACTGTGTGGTTGTGGTTCCTAACCACGTACTTCACCTTGTCAATCAACTCGGTGTCGTATGTCTGCCCTTCCCCGACACGGGCTTTGGTAATGTCGAACTGCTCGAACGCTCTGTTTGAAGCATCGGCACTGCTATCGGCCTCAACTTCTACTGTCTGCCAATACGACATAACTACTTCTACTTTGTATTTCATTTCATTCCTCCATTAAAAAGATGCCCTTGTGTACACAAGTGGCGAACAAGTCTTGGTCTGGGATTTTGTTGAACCCCTCAAACCCATGCAGTTGGATGTGTCGGAACACCTCCCTCTGTTCCGCAGGTTCTCTGTCAAAGAACCAATCCACCTCGTAGTCAACGCAGGCGTTTACCATTTGCGTCTTAGTCATTGCAGTCATACCTTCCCCTTAGTGTGTTGTGTGCAACAGTTCAAACAGCGTGCACAGTACTGTGTCTACATCTACTGACTTGGCCATGTACATAGCCCTGTCAACCAGCTTGTGGTCAATCAATCGTTTGTCCATGTGCTTGACCGCCATCTCTGGGTCTTCGGGATACACCGCTTCACCGATCATGTACAGCAGTTCATGGGGCTTGCCGAACTCAGCGTCATACAGTGCTTCGTACAACATCTCACGGTACTCTTCCTCATCTGCCGTGTCGTACTGCCACATACCTGTGCCATATACATTGCCGAAGCCTGAGTAGTACTTGCTCTCTTGCTCATACACACCCGGCTCACGCTCGGTAGGTAGCTGATCCCACTTGACTTTGAGTACCGCTTTGGACAGTGCATAGAAATGCAGTACATCAAGGGATTCCTCGTTGCTGTGCTCACGGTCATAGCCCACGCTGATGTTGGTGCACTCGGGTATCACGGTGACGAACTCTGCCGTGTCGGTATACACACCCGATGGGTCAGGGCTGTAGAAAAACCCATCGTCAGCAAGGTTGAGTTCATCGCTGAGATGTTGTGCAAAAGAATCAGAGCAGCATCTGCCGTATGCCTGATCTGTGATGATGCTGTCGTTGGCACGCCTGTCGAACGCAATCGCCCTGTCGAATTCACTGAGCAGTTGTGGGTAGTTCTCGAACAGATGCGTCGCACCGATACCGCCCTTCTCTTCGCCTTGTGTGAACACGTAGTAGGCAGGCACACCAGCGCACATCATGTGCATCAGCATGGCACAACCCGCACCGTCATCTGCACCGAGAGGGGCACCATCAGCACGCCAGTGTGTCGCAGTCTTAGTGAACTTGTTGGGCGCCACTTCCTTGTGCACCGTATCCACATGGGCAACGAACAGCGTTTTGTGTGTGCCAAGACTGCGAGCATCTACGTGCAGGTTGCCTGCCACGTCACGCCATGTCTTATCGGTCAAGTGTTTGGGCACATGATCTTCAAGCCATTGGGTGAAGTACGCAGTTGCAGTTGTGTTGTGTGGCCGTGCAATCGAGAGAGCACGGGTCAGAGTTTTGTAAAGTATAGATTTAGTTTTCATAATGTTTCTTAAGTTAAAAGTTTCCTACTTGGTAGGAATTATTGGCCGTCTGTTTCGACAGCAGTTATGGTTTCAGGTCACCTCCCCTGTCTAAGTTGTCGGGGTGATACTTCTCGCCATCTACCTCTACACACTCGACACTGTCGGTGTACCAATCGCATGAGGCCACGCATTGCCAGCCATCGTCACACATACCCCACTCTTGGGTATCTTGGAATAAGCAGATGCGTTCATCGTCTTGGGTGTACCAATTGCCATCGATCTCAATCGCTTCATCGACGTGCTCATAGTCACCGTTGTCCAGTTCAACGATGTTGTTGTCGTCAAGATAGTCTTGGTGGAAGTGCTCACCTCGTGACTCAACCCACACTGCGTACTCTTCAGAGAAACGGTACTCACGCCCACCACGGCCATAGCCTAGGCGATAGCTATCCTCACAGCTTGAGCACACAAGGTTGTCTTCGTGATAGCCCACCCAATAGCCATCACCCGAACGGATACGGTCGCCACAATCCGAGCAGTCATCGCTGTTCACCGAATCGGCATCGCCATTGGTGTTGGAACAATCGTACTCACCATCGTCATCAATGACAAGCGTGTTGCCCACTATGGATACGGTCTGATTGCAACCATCAAGGTACGGTGCAATGAACCCACAGTCATTGCAGTCGTCAATGTGCTTGAGCCTCTGCCCATAGTTCCAACCACCACGATGCTCATACCCATCTTCCTTGAGCCATGCTTCGAGCACATCGTCACGGCCTGAGTACCCGTCATCGTTGCGGAAGTAGCTACGCACAAAGTACTTCTCACCTTCGTTCTTTATCACAAGTGCACGGCCTATCGTCTCACCGTTCAGGGTACGCACAGCCAAGCCCCACCCATGCTCGGGTGCATACGCTTGGTACGGGTGGTCATCAACATTGCTCTGACCCCACTGCATACAGGACTTCGGCCCACGCTCTAGGTGGTGGATCATCTGCACTGTGGTGTTCACAATGAAGCACTCACCCTTGCCACACAAAGCAGCTAGGTCACGTATCGCATGGTCAGGCAGTGTGCTGAAGTGCTTAGTCAGGTACTTGCCCACCGTGGTGATGGCTTGCTTGTCGTCAACACCCTTGCGTTCGTTGGCCGTGTATGCCAAGCGTGATGGGTCGGACTGTGCTTTGTGTGGCCATTCGAGTAGCAGTTGTTGCCAATCGTCAGGCCGTGCCATGCCCATAGCCTTGATGACCACGGGGTGGATGCCGTGTTGCTGTTGCTGGTGCATATGCCATGCACGGCCATAGTCACGATCCAGTGTGGTGATACGAGGCACCAATACATAAGGGTCGTTGCAAGAGTGCCAGTAGTCTTTAGCATCGGCGTTGTACCAGCGGTATTTGGGCGCACCACGTTTCAGAATGAGAGCTGCCTCCCAGAAGATGTCAAGCATTTGTTTGGGGTTATATGTAGTTTCCATATAGGTTCCGTTTAGTTTCAAAGATGCGGTGTGAGACGGCACACCACGAACCGTTTTTCCTACCGAGTAGGAATTTTTATCGGCCTCCCTTGTGAGATGAATTCAAATTGAGTAGTAACGAACGATCTGTTACTACGATGTAGTTACTCTTAGGCATGGGCACAATGGTGTGCTTGCGTGCCTTGGCCTGTGCTTCCCCGCAGGTCATGCAGGTGCGGTATCCCAACTTAGATCGGGCAGGTGGTATCCGTTCTGCGTAACAGCAGGTGCAGATGGGTAGGTGGTAGTGGGTCATGCGTCAAGGGCTTCAATAACCATAACTGCCATACCGCCGAAGCAAAAGCCAGCGAACACAAGGAACGCCTGACGGAAGGCATTGCCATCCGCATCCCAGCCTGCAAACAGGCATAGGCAAAAGCCAAGGGTGAATCCGATGGCGTACAAGATTGATGTTAAGTTCATGATACTTCCCCTTTGCTTTCTGCTACCCACGCCTTAAGCGCCTTGATCGCCCTCTCAGGCGATATGCACATACCCAACTCTCGCTCGCTGAAGCAAGTTTGACCTGACGGCCAGCCTGCCTCGGGCGGTACACCTGCGAACAGCCAGTCTTCGCCATCCCACATGGCTGTGGTCTTTGACCAGTCCATCGTGTCTTCAAGCTGATCCTCCCAATACTCTTGCACGCTGTGCTTAAAGTGCGGTATTTCATTGATACACTGAGTCGCAAAGTTGATGAGCGCATCAACGCTCATGTTGTCCGAGCCAACCCACGCACGCACCATGATGGGCGTGACTATGTTTGATTCTTCTAGCGCTTTGATCTCGTCTTTGAGATTTTCAATACGGGTTCTGATTTCTAAGCTCATGATGCTTCCTTACTTTCAGTGATGGTGTAACCCTTGAGCATGGCCAACTGTTCCAATGCGGGAAAGCAAGCTATGTAGGTTTCTTCGTTGTCAAACTGCGCCACTTCGTGCGCACCTGCCCCAGCTTCAAAGTAAACCGTGACGTTTGAGCATTGGGTTTCGTCTTCGTACATATCAACGCAGTCACCCACATTGCAGACATCGATGATGTTTTGGCGTTTGCCTTTCGCCCAGAAATGCACAGGCATATCCTGTGGCATCTCACTCAGGGCTTGGATTAGTTCAGCTACTTTCATATCATTCTCCGTTTCGAGTTGAGTTTTTCCTACCATGTAGGAAAGTGTGTGGTACACACCCAAGAGGGGACATTTATCCCCTCCCAGTTGCATACAACTTGTTTGTTGTATTGTTGACACAATGGCTGGGTTTTCACAGGCATCATGCATAGTGCTTACTCTTTGTTTGGCATCTGTTTTTTAACTGCGATAGTGTTTGTCGGTCGTGCATATCCCATGCGAACATGGTTCACGAACCCTTGCAAGTATTGGCATTGCGTTCGGTGGAAATCATCAGGCTGAATTGCCCATCAAATATAAATAGACTCCCACTCTCGCACGCACCTCTTGCATTAGGCTTGTTGTACTGTGGTACAGAGCAAGCCACACATTTAGGCAGTATCGTTTTGCTTTTTACTAGCTGAGTACAACTAGTATGCTGACTGGGTACAGCACGTCTATTCACATATGGAAGGGTTCAGGGCATGGCAGGTGTTGTGACACGATGCAATGCTTTCCCCCTTTATGTTTCTCGTATTACATTAGTTCCGAGCGACGGTTTACTGTATGTGTTGGGGCACATACGCTTGATATGTTTTTAAAGAACTTTCCTACCGAGTAGGAAAAACCTATGTATGGGCACGATTTCCCAAATGGCTAAAGCCATTGTACCATACATAAAGGGTCTTGTCAAGTCAAGACATGATGAAACAGCATCAAACATATCACTCACCCTCGTGTTCTGGAACACGCTTAACCTTGAGGTAATGGTGCTGACCCCACTTGAATTTGCTTGTGGTGTATCGCTTATTGCTAATGCTTAGCTCTCGATGGATTGAGGCACGCACGCTTTTGGCCATGTCATGGGGCACAACAAAATAGTTGAACACATCTAGGCTACGCATCTTGCGTAGGGCATCTTCGGTTGGCTTTAATAGTTTGATGGTGACATCACGCCTGCGCTGTTCACGGGTAACTTTGTTGCTCGCTTTGATGTTGGCATCACGCTTGGCTTGCAGTTTGTGCATCTCGGCAGGGGTTCGATGGGAGATGCTGCTGGGTTGGGTTGCAAACTCTTGCATGAGTGCAGGGTCGAGGGTGAGTAGGTCTGTGGCCATGTGCGTTCCAAAGTAACAAAAAACGGGGTATGTTCTCGGTGCCCTCCAAAATCTGGAACGGAACGTAGAACAAGGCGGAAGTTGTATTGTACAGTATTGGAACGTAATGTTTCAAAATAAGTTTGATTAAATTGTAGGCACAAACCGAGTATGGTTCTAGTTTTGAAACTGCCATGTCAGGAAAAGCAAAAGTCCTACTAGGTAGGAAAAACGATATGCTTGATCCCAAGCGCCCTGCCACAACTTCCCCCAAAAATTAAAAAAGAAAATTTCCCAGACTGACTTTGTAAAAACCAGAACAACACTCTCTTATATATATAAATATATTATTTTATTATTATTAAAGGTGCTTTTTGCTTTGGAACATTGCTAAGAAATGACAAGACGTGATTAGATGGGTGTTCCGATAGAAAATTAGAACGTTCCAGTTACGTGCTAAAAAGCCAGAACATTTGGAACACGCCTTTTTGCGTGGTCGCATAGCCACATAGTTGCATGGTTGCATAGCTGCTTTCCCGCCAGTTCCCTGAGAAGATGCGAGGGGCAAACCCTCAATCGACCAGACGAAAAAAAGCCCACATGAAGTGGGCAACAAAAAACCCGCCGAGGCGGGTTGGGTTTTTTCCTACGGGTAGGATTATTCAGTTATTTCGTAACCCTCAGATTCAAGATACGAACGGACACACGCCTCGATTGTCGGTGCTTCGGCATTGTCATACGATTCCTGAATTTTGGCACAAAACGCACCGAATTCAGTATGTGAGAAAACCTTGGCAATCACCTTGTCAATAGCCTCAGTTTTAGTTTTGCCTTTTCCGCCCTTAGCCTTACCCTTAGACGATGACAATGAAAAGGCCGTGCCGTCATTGACGGCCAACACAAACGATGTCATATAGTTGGCGTAGGTTTTTGCGGCTTTGCCCTTGAAAGCGGCTTTCATGGCATCAGCAAAGTTCAGGCGGTGCTGACAGGTTTTGACAGATTTGCCAAAAACGATGCCTGAAGCTTTCAGGGTTTTGGCCTGTTCGTTGACCACGTCAACAGCGGACACGCCTGAATGGATAGCGACAGCAACAGATTTAAAAATGCTGATTGTGTCAAGGGTTTTAGTTGATTGTGTCATTTTAGTGTTTCCTAAAAATACTGATTCACTAGGATTAGTGCTTGTCAGTGCCTCTATTATAGCACTGTCTGACCCTGTCTTGTCTTGTCTTGTCCTGTCTTGTGTTCTTTCCTACCATGTAGGAAAAATTCCCCTCTCCCTCTGGCGCCGACCAGTTCCCACGGGCGCGACCCCACCCACCCCCCACCAAGCCTTGTAACGTCGGGACTCCGTAGCCGCATATACAGTGTGGTCTACTCAAACATAGCCCAATATTTTTCAAAAAGGGATCGAAATACCCCCATTTCAATCCTCTCAAACCCACCCCCCATCAAAATAAAACGCCCTGCTAAAAATTTTTATAGCAAAAAATCCTTGAAATCGTGTTCCAGAACACCCCCATAGTGATAGTGTCTTGACACGCCCTGCCGTTTGTGTGTTATATTTTGCGCCATGCTGACCTGTATCCCAGAGTTGACGGTGCCAATCCCAAGCAAGCGGGAGGATGTGGTGTCTCTGCATACCAAGGTGGATGCCCTGTTTAAGACTGCTGAGTTCCTGCAAGCCTTCGGTGCACCCGATGAACCCTCAGAAGAAGATAAGGTGCGGGCACGCTCGGCCTTCCATGATTCCATCAGTAGCTCAGAAGCTACAAACATCATCACCCCCCAAACCAACGCCATCACAACCACGGCATCGGTGATGCACCTCAAATCCATACTGAGCGAGTACGATCAGGTGGTGGTGAACTCGGCAGTGCAGATCAGAACCTATGTGACCAACAAGCTGATCGAAGAGACGACCCACCCCGATCCCAAGATTCGCATCCGTGCACTTGAACTGCTAGGCAAGGTGGGCGACGTGGGGCTGTTCATCGAACGCAGTGAAATTACTGTCAAGCACAAAACCACGCTGGAACTTGAGGCTTCCATTAAAGGTAGGATTTCCAAACTGCTGGAACTTCGCAGCAAGTCAGAACAAGTTGTGGATGTGCTGGCCAAACCCAGAACATTGCAGGAAAGCAAAGCCGATGTGCTGAGCACCCCCACCTTAGTGCGCTCGGAACCACATGATTGATTTTTCTGAATTCACAATGGAGGATCTACAAAACGTAGATTTGGCAAAGCTAGACCCATTGGATTTGGAATCGTTCGATGCCACGCTGGAAGAGTTGACCAAGCGGGAGACTTCCAAGATTGCACGCAGTAGCCTGCTTGAGTTTTGTATGAAGATGAACCCCGACTACAAGATCGGGCGGCACCACAAGAGGCTGGCATCTCTATTAGAAGACATGGCGTTCAACCGCAAAGACCGGATTGCTGTCTCTATTCCACCACGCCACGGCAAATCTTTCTTGGTGTCGGTTTACTTCCCTGCATGGTTCCTTGGCAACTTCCCAGATAAAAAGGTGCTGATGGTGTCACACACCACAGACCTAGCCGTTGACTTTGGACGCAAGGTGCGTAACTTGGTCGACCAAGATATGTACAAAGAAATATTCCCAACGGTGACGCTGGCCGCTGACAGCAAGTCTGCCGGTCGGTGGAACACCAACTCAGGGGGTGAGTACTTTGCCTGCGGTGTTGGCTCTGCCCTTGCTGGTCGAGGCGCTGACTTTTTGATTGTTGATGATCCGTTCTCAGAGCAGGACATCTTGAACGGCAACTTTGAGGTGTTCCAAAAGGCGTACGAATGGTTTACTTTTGGTGCTCGAACCCGCCTGATGCCGGGTGGCCGGATGGCGATTGTGCATACCCGCTGGCATCCCAACGATCTGATTGGCATGATGGCCAAGGACATGGCACGCAATGACGATGCTGATAAGTATGAGTTCTTTGAGTTCCCTGCCATATTTAATGAAGGCTTGCCAGAGGAGAGGGCGCTGTGGCCTGAGTTCTTTGACCTTGAAGCCCTGCATAGAACCAAAGCGTCAATGCCCTCGTTCCAGTGGAACGCTCAGTATCAGCAACAACCCACCAGCGAAGAAGGTGCGATCATCAAGCGCGAGTGGTGGATGAAGTGGGAAGAGGAAGACCCCCCAGAGTTAGAGTTTGTCATCATGACACTTGATGCGGCGGCTGAGAAGAACAACCGCGCTGACTTTACAGCACTGCTTACATGGGGTGTGTTTACCCACAAATTGACGGGCGAGAAGCCCCACATCATCCTGATGAACGCCATCAACAAACGGGTGGAGTTTGGTGAACTTAAAGACATGGCGCTGGAAGAATACAAAGATTGGGAGCCAGATGCGTTCATCGTGGAGAAGAAATCCAGCGGTACGCCCCTGTTCCAAGAGTTCAGGCGCATGGGTATTCCTGTCCAAGAGTTCACCCCACACAGGGGCACAGGTGATAAAGTTGCACGACTGAACGCAGTGTCGGATATTTTCAGATCGGGCATGGTCTGGTATCCTGCGGGTAGGCGCTGGGCAGAGGAAGTTGTAGAGCAGGTGGCTGCGTTCCCCGCGTCAGATCATGACGACATGGTTGACTGCACAAGTATGGCGTTAGCTCGGTTCAGGAATGGTGGGTTCATCAGCTTGGACAGTGATGAAAAAGATGACATTTACTCAATACCCCGTAAAGCGGCGTATTACTAATATGGCAACACAAAAGTTTATGGGCAAAAACCAGCTTGTTGACCGCTTGGCGGCACAGGTTGGCTCCAAAGAATCAGCGATGTCCATCCTCCAAAAGCGTGGGCACGTAGACGCACAAGGCAATTTGACAGAAGCCGGTAAAGTGCGAGATGCTATGACTGCCAAAGAACGCGCCATTGACCGTGAAAGCAAACGCAGCGGCAACAAACCAACGGCATACAAATACGACCCCAGCACGAATCGTGCAACTTTGAGAAAGAAATTCTGATATGGCTACCAACATCGACAAAGCACTGTACCAACAACCCGCAGGGATTGACGCGTTAGCGCAAAACGAGGATGCAATCGAAATTGAGATTGTTGACCCTGAAGAAGTCAACATTGCAATAGGTGACTTAGAGATCAGCATTGGTGAGGGTGATGACGATACCTTCTCTGATAACTTGGCCGATGAAGTGTCTGATAGTGCACTGCAATCTATGGCAAGTGAGTTGTGTTCTGACATTGACAATGACAAAGCCTCACGCAAAGATTGGGAGAAAGCCTACACAGAAGGTTTGAAACTTCTGGGCTTGCAGATGGAAGAGCGCACAGAACCTTGGAACGGTGCGTCAGGTGTATTCCACCCCATGATTACTGAGGCGGTCGTCAGATTCCAAGCCGAGACAATCACTGAGACGTTCCCCGCACAAGGCCCCGTGCGCACCAAGATCATTGGTAAGGAGACGCCTGAGAAGAAGGAAGCCGCCGCCCGTGTTCAAGATGATATGAACTATCAGTTGACAGAGAAAATGGTTGAGTTCCGCCCAGAGCATGAGCGCATGTTGTGGTCACTGCCAGCCACAGGTTCAGCGTTTAAGAAGGTGTACTACGATCCCAATTTGGGACGTCAAGTTTCGATCTTTATTCCAGCCGAAGACATCATCTTGCCGTACGGCACCACAGAGATGGATACGTGCTACCGCATCACCCATGTAATGCGTAAGACAAAGAATGAAATTTTGAAGCTACAACAAGCGGGCTTTTACCGTGACATTGAGTTGTCTGAGCCTGATAAATCCATCAGCGATATTCAGAAAGCCAAAGACAAAGAGACAGGCTTTAGTGACTTGAACGATGAACGTTACACACTGTATGAGTGCCACGTTGACCTAGACCTCAAAGGTTTTGAAGATGAAGAAGATGGTGAACCCACTGGCATCATGTTGCCGTACGTGGTAACACTCATCAAAGGTACCAACGATGTATTGGCTATTCGTCGTAATTGGGAGGAAGATGACCCACTCAAACTCAAGCGTCAGCACTTTGTGCACTACCAATATATTCCGGGTTTTGGAGCTTACGGCTTCGGGCTTTTCCATCTTATCGGAGGCTTTGCTAAATCCGCTACCTCTCTCATGCGGCAACTCATCGATGCCGGAACGCTTGCCAACTTGCCCGGTGGACTCAAGACACGGGGCCTCCGAATCAAAGGAGATGACACACCAATTGCACCGGGTGAATTCCGAGACGTAGATGTAGGCTCTGGCACGATACGTGACAACATCTTGCCGCTTCCATATAAAGAGCCAAGCCAGACTTTGTACACGTTGCTTCAAAACATTGTGGAAGAAGGCCGCAGGTTTGCCGCTACCGCTGACATGAAGGTGTCTGACATGAGTGGCAACGCTCCTGTCGGTACAAC